CTTGACAATGTGCAATGCGAGACATTTTATTTAGCATTAGTTTAATGCTAGATAAAACTGTTGGAGTCAGACCACCTTTCATTGTTGGAAATAATCTAATGATTACTCCAACCAATGACTGACCCTTATTTCTAAGGATCATATCAAATAGAAAGGGATACGCGAAAGTATTAAGTCTGAACAAGCCAAATTTTTGTTGAAGTACACTAATGTACTTCTGCATTGTTTGGGCCATTCTCTGTCTATCAACCTAATAATCGTAAGATTATTTTGATGGTAGCAAGAACAAGAATCCCCGATGAAACTGATAAAACAGCTCATCGACCGATTCTAGGATCTTGAACTCAGTTTGGACTGAAGAATCAGATAACTGTAGCAATACTATAAACGATAGAATCGTAAATAGTTTGTCCAGCTCTTCTAATAAATTCGAAAGAAATATTTTCTGATACTAAATCAGAGATATTTTCTCAAATATATATAGAAAAGGCAGGAACAGTCATCATTCAAAAGTCCATAAATTCTTTAATAAGGGTTAGATCCCAAAAAGAAAGAATATTACCAAGAGTAATTCCTTTAACAACTCAATAAAATAAGTTGAAAAAAGGACCAATCAAGGTAACTGAGATATAGGCAGGAATTCATCAGATTAGTTCATAATAATGAGAAATATCGGATCATAATCCGGTAATATCATGAATATGATTCATACTCACCATGAAAATTCATGATGAGCATACTAATACTGATGAGATGATTATCTTAGATCATCCAGTTGCAACATCGGGTGAAAGGAATTCTCGCAATACTGCGTGAAGACCAACCCCGAAGATGCTTAAGGCAATTGAAGATGCTACTCATACGATACATACTCTATAAAGAGATGTTCGTACAGATAGTAAATTTCAAAAGCTTAGGGTTCTATTATACCCTACTGGAAGAAAAGATAATCTTCTAAGGCCGATGGCGATTTTTCTTAAAAGAAATCTCATCATTGTTGTTCAGAATAACCTTATTACAGTAGTAGAGGTTTATTTCCTACTACGAACGTGTATCACCTTGAACTGAATTGTTAGTTCAGCTCTATTCTTCTCTGTCCGTCAATCGACGGGGAGCAGATAGCGTTGGACGCAATCGGTGGACGATTCGAGTTATTATCTAGATATGATTTCTATTAGCCGAAATCACCCTAAATAGGTCTCGTCATTTAATGACACTTAGATCTTGGGTTGGATTTCCAACATTAGTATACTTCCCTAGTTAAAGGAATCTTCTAATGGATATATATTAGTATATTATCTCACGATAATATATTATTCTATATTCACAGCATATGCATTACTGCAATTCTGTTAATTGATTCCAAAATTGGACCGAGATCTAAACATCTTGTTCTGGTTGAAAGATCATATTAATAAAACTTTGTGCTGGTGATTCCCACCGACTTAGCCAGGTTAACACCCTGGAACAAAAGTATACTAATACTAACTTCCTCATGGACAAGAGGACATTAAAGCCTTGCTTTTTTGCAACGTTCAGATATAATATTTAAACTACATCTTAGTAGTCAGCTCCGAGTCTTCGGAGCCTTTTGGGTTTGCA